CGCAGATCATGGGCCGCTGAGAGACGCGACCATGAAGCTGCGGTGGAGCCGTAGCGATGGCCGAGACCAGAGCGCAGACCGAACTAACCCCCGAAATCTGGGACAACGAATTCAGCAAAGAGTTCTTCCAGCGAAATCCCTTCTCCCAATACTCGGGAACAGGCACCAACAACCCGATCGTGATGAAGGAAGACTACGCCTCAAGGCGTGGCAACGGCATCTCGTTCGAATTTATTACGAATTTCAAGCGCGGCGTCATCCTCAACCGGCAGCCCCTGCGCGGCCATGAGGACAAGCTTGGCGAGTTCGGCGACAAGGTCTACTGGAACCTTCGCAAGAAGGGCGTCTCGATCCACGAGTACGACCAGGACCATGCCGCGATTGATCTTCGCGGGGCCGCCCGCGCCACGCTGAAGACCTGGGCCGACGAGGATGTCAAGTGGGAGGTGATCGACCGCCTCGGCGATGTCGGCTCCAACGGTGATGCTCCGTTTGCAACCGCATCGGCGACGCAGAAGAACGCCTGGCTGACGAACAACCCGGATCGCGTCCTGTTTGGCGCCGTGAGGGGAAACCTCGTCTCCGGCAACTTCGCCTCGTCGGCCCTCAACATCGACGCCACAGCCGACAAACTGACGAAGGACAGCCTGTCGCTGCTGAAGCGCATGGCCCTCACGGCCAGTCCGCGCATCACGCCGATCGAGGTGGAAAGCAACAACCGGCGCATGTTCGTCGCCGTCGCTCACCCGTTCGTCTTCCGCGACTTCAAGAAGGATACCGAGCAGGTACGGTCGGCGGTCTCCGTCGTCGAGCGGAATGAAAGCATCTTCCTCGGCGGCGATCTGATCTACGACAACGTGGTCCTGCATGAGGTCGACGACCTGCCTATCTACACCGGCATTGGCGCAGGCGGATCGGTCGACGTATCGCCGGTCTATCTGCTCGGCCAGGAAGCCCTCGGCTGGGCGATCAAGCAACGCTATCGCACCCGCGAACAGGAAGACGACTACGGCCAGATCGAAGGCATCGGAATGCTCGGGAAATGGGGCTTGAAGAAACTCTGCTATGGCCTTAGCGACGTTGCAGAAACTGGCGTTACGGGCAAGCAGCGCGGTGTAGCGACGGGCTTCTTCGCTGCGCCCGGCGATTGATCCCGCCCTGATCGCACTCAAACACATGGAGGCCCGAGATGGGCGATTTTTTCAGTAACCCCGTCAGACACCCCGAAGATGTCGGGGTTGGTAATGTACGACGCACGCTCGACGTGTCGGAAATGCCCAGCGGAACCGCGGTGCCGATCGGCGCGCTCGAGGCGGGCTGCATCCCGCTGCGATCGGCCTGCTACATCGCAACGCTGTTCAACGGCACAACGCCGACGATCACGTTGGGAACCGCGGGAACCGTGGCCGGGCTCATGGCTTCGGCCGACGTTGCGCCAGCAACGGCCGGCTACAAGGTGGCTCCCGCGACGGGCGCCATGATGGGCGTTCCGCTGGCGGCTGACACGGTCATCAGCGCCGTGCTGACGCAGACCAACACCACGGCGGGCAAGATCACGTTCATCGTGGAATTCGTCAACAAGCGCGAAAGCATGGTCCGACCGTTCCCGAACAACTGACGTTGCAAGCCGTATGACAAAGAGCCGGGCGAAAAAACGCAAGGTCGCCTTCGTCAAGAAGAAGACGAAGAAGGCGATGAAGGCGGCAAAGCGCCCGGCTGCACGGAAAGCAAAACGTCAGGAGAAGACAATGGCTAAATTCAAGGGAACGGTGCTGGTCGACACCGACGCCGGATCAATCAGTGCTCTCGGGGAGAGCGGCGAGCCAATCGACACCCGCCTGCCGGAGGCGCCGCAACTGTCCAGCATTGAATCGCAGCGCAAGCGGCAGTTGATTGAGCAGATTGTGGCGCAGGACAACCCACGACCGGATGATGATGAGAACCCGACGCCGGAAGCAGACGCTGCGTCCAAGTCCAGGAAGAAATAGATCCACAGGAGGCCAGCGCATGGCTGTCATCGAGAAGAAGGCGAAGATCGATACCCAGTCCGGGCAGATTCTGGCCGTGGACGGCGCGGATATCGATACGCGCCTGCCAGAGACGCCCCAACTGAGCAGCGTCGAGCACCAGAAGAAGAGAAAACTGGTCGAGCAACTGGCGGCATATGAGCCCCCGCCCCCGCCGCCGGAGGCTGATGCGGCGATGGCCGACTATGGGACCAAGGCGCAGGCCGCGAACCCCGCGCCCGGCGCGGGTCCGCGCGAGGAGACGGAGGCGGAGCGCCGCAAGCGCGAGGCCGACGAGGAAGAGGAAGAGGACGACGAGCCGGCCAAGAAAAAGAAGAAGTGACGGTCATGGCCGAAAGCTTCACCTATTATCCCGGCGAAGGCGATCCCGACGTGGTCGAGTTTCGCGGCATGACCTTCAAGAAGGGCGAGGCGGTCAAGGTCGAAGACCCGGCCGCAATCGCCAAGCTGAAGAACAACCTGACATTCATGAAGCCATCGGATCGCCCGGCTGCGAAGGGCGCAGTTGTTGATCCCGTGGTTCAGGAGCGGGCGGTTCGCCTGCAGGAAGACCTCGAGGACGCGAAGAACGACGCCGATAAAGACAAGCCCGCCAAGGCGAAGAAATAAGCCATGGCGACGCGCACGCGGCAGGACCTCATCTTCCGAACGCTCAAGTTGCTCGGCGCCATGGGCGTCGGGCAGCAGCCGAGCGACGAGGACCGCGCCGCCGTCGAGGACCAGATCGATACGACCCTCGACATGCTGATCGCGAAGCAGATCTGTGACTTCCCGAGCCGCCAGGAGTTCCACAGCGCCATCATTCAACCGTTGTCGCTGCGGCTGGCGGCGGTGGTCGGACCTGACCTCGCGGTGGGCGCCATCGTCGGCTACGGCACAGCGTCCTTTCCGGAAATAGCGGCGCTCGCCGAGCAGGAGCTTCGCTACATCAACGCCGAAGACCAGACCGACGAACCCATCCGCTTCACGGACTACTGATGGCCGAGATTCTCTTCCCGATGACAACGACGCCGGGCGAGCATCGGCAGCACGGGCGCGGGCGGCTGATCAACATGTTCGCGGAGCCGATCGTCACCGACGACCGGCCGGCGCAGGCCAACAAGACCGTCTGGCGCCGGGTGGCGGGAACGACGCTCTGGGGAACGACGGCTGCGGCGCTGCCGGCGCCCTATCGCAACATGATTTACGCCGGAGGCCGCCTGCATGTCGCGCATGGCGACACGGTGCGCAATTTCGGCGTCAACGGATCAGGCATGGCGACCGTGACGGGAACGCTGCCAGGCTCGCCCGTGAAGGCGATCTGGGCGAAGAACAACAAGACCACGCCCGACATCATCACGGTGGTTCCCGGCGAGGGCGCGTTCCAGGTCACGAATACGACGGTGACGAGCTACGCGCCCGTGGCGCTGCCGGTCCCGAACAGCGTCTGCTTTCTCAGCGGGTTTTTCATCTTCAGCATCGCCGATGGGCGCATGTTCTCGACCGACGTCAATGCGCTCACCGTCAACTCCCTGAATTATGCGATGGCGGAGACAAGACCCGATACGCTGCTGCGCGTGGTCCCCGTCGGCAACGGCCAATTGCTGGCCTGCGGCGACAGTTCAATGGAGGTCTGGGGTCCGCCGATCAACCCGTCGGCGTTCCCGTTCTCGTATGTCAGCGCGATGCCCTACGGCCTCATCGGGCGCAATGCGATCGCGGGGACCGAGGACGGCTGGACGAAGGGAATATTTTTTGTCGCCGCCGACTATGGCGTCTATTCGCTCAACAATTTCCAGCCGCTGAAGGTCAGCCCGCCGGATCTCGACCGGCTGATCAAGCAGACCATGATCAAGGACGAGATTGAGGTCGGCGTGTTCGGGCACAGCGGCCGCGGCATCGTCAGCGTGCAGACGTCGCGCTGGTGCTGGCATTTTGACACCAACACGCTCAAATGGCACGAGCGCGAGAGCCATTTGCAGAACTACTGGCGGCATCTCAAGCCCGAATACGCCTGGAACGCCTGGATTGCGGGCGACCGCAAGACGACCGACCTGTTCGTGATCGACAGCGACATCGAGAGCGAGGCCGGCGATCCGCTGACGGCGCAGATGATCGGCCTCGTCGACGTCTTCC